TAACTTTTGCTGAATTTGCATCTTTCTGAACTCTTGACCAGCTTGTCTAGCCGCAAGTACATCAGGATGGTTATCAACAGTTTTACGAACTGCCTCTTGTGGATTCTCAAAAAAATCTACTTCAGGCTCTTTTTCAATAGGTTGCTGTTTAGAGGTGAGATTTTGCTTTATCAGTTCATCTGCCAACTTTCGCACTTCCCCAACTTCCTGAGCTTGCTTTCCAATCAGCTTTTCAGCCTCTTGGTGCATTTTGACCACTTCTTCCAAAGATTTCTGCCTGTATTTCTCAGGCATCTCAGTCAGTGGTGCTACTTCAGGTAGTTGCTTCTTTTGCTCAACTGCGTCTAACTCACTTAGCGACTCATCATCATTGTCAATCAACATATTTTTACCTT